TAAGTCCTAGCACCGAAGACGCCTCATTTACGTACCCAGATAAATACACTGCCGGTTTGCACCGGATAATCGCCATGGCTTTCGAAGTTCATGATACTAGTGCCCCTCTATATCAAGCGGGGGATTGCGTGATGTTTCGACAACCTGATGCGCGCGTCACAGAGAACAGAGTCTCGTTTTATACACCTGACGGAACTAATTTCCGTGAATGGATTGCAAATACAATCCCTTTTGTAAACACTCGAGGCCCACCAGTTTCGATGGACGACGCTATCAATATACCGAGTTCAACTCTCTCGGCGGCGAAACACGGTGCTTACATCGTATGTGTTCCCTACGACCCTGAATTGCCTTTCACACAATCTACCAGTCAAGTTTGCCTACCCAATGGCGATGATCTGGAACCAGGCAATTTTAATTCCAATTTGAGCCCGGTTGAAGCTGCCACGCCTGTACCACCGTACACGCGCGGCATCTCTCAATTTGTACAAAATTCATTTCCGGGTACTACAGAAGGAGTTTCAGTTCAAGGTCAAAGTTTCAGTCAATTTCATACAAGTGGAGCTTATTTCGGCGGGCTTAATCCCAATCAGACATTTACTGTGGTGGCGCGATTTTTAATCGAGCGCGCTCCCACTAAAAGTCAACCTGATCTGGTGGTCTTGGCAAGACCAAGTCCACCAGCCGATGAGGTTTGTTTAAGAATTTTGAGCGAGATGTTTTCGAAGGCGCCCGTTGGGTGCCAGGTTCGTGACAATAAGGCTGGCGATTGGTTTAAAAACGCAGTCTCGATTGTCGCTGGAGGTGTTAAGAAGGCGGCCAAAGTCGCTCTACCTATTGCAAGTGATATTGCGCTCACAAAGGCGCGTACGCTTGCTAAGGTTAACCCTAAAGCAGCAGCCGCGATGATGGCGTATGATGCCGTTGCCGAGTCTAGGCGAGTCGCGAAGGATAAAAAGAGGTTGAAGAACGATAGACAGCGCCAAGCGCAGGATGACGTTCTCGCGAAGGCGTTTCGTAAGAAGCGGTAGGATGTTCTCCCACACCTGTGGTTTTTGACAGGTGCGGTTGAGTTTAAATGGCGAGTGCAGGCGCCCCTGCACCCCGTATATTGCTCGTTGTGTGGAGCTTATTTCGGGTTAAAGATCCTTTTCGTCGTATTTCCCAAAAACTCACTATAAGGGTGACAATGTTTACG